TTGACGTGTCCGCGTCGGGTTGCTGTTTGACCGGAACGGATATTCGGCGTGCATTGCGTACATCCCGCTGGGCAGCTTGTGGATGTAGGCCTCAACGATATTGCCGTTGTCAAGGGTGATGGGTGTGTGAGCGATGATGTCGTGTTGCATTGGGTTTGGGTTTAGAGGGTTAAAAGAATGCGCGTTGTCAAGTCGCGCCCATTGGTGTATTAAAGGCTGGTGTATAGACCTGTAACTTGAGTAAATATTGAACGCAAGGAATCACAGTAAACGCCATCAGCTTGATAAACAAGTTTTACATCAAGGTTTTTGTACTTGCAAATTTTAACATCGTACAAATCTGAAGAGGTCAAGGTAACATACATAATGTTGGCTTTTGAGCATCCCTTGAATTTTACGATTAACGTATCATTATTCGCAAAACAAACTGCACCTGTCATTGCTAAAAATTTGTTTCCGCCAAGGGCTTTGAGAATTTGAGTTTGAGTATTCATTTTTTTTCCGTTTTGGTATATGCAAATATACATACATATATATATACGATACAAACTTTTTTTAATTTTTTTTTCTGCGTTTCCAGCGCGTAGGGGTACTTTTGGACAAAACTTGTCCAACGCTCACGATTTTGAAGCCTTGATTTTCCGCGCTTACCTCAACCGAGCGAACAAAACGACGCTGGCGAGCAGTCCCAAAATCGCCCCGACAAGCAGTATCGGCCACCTGCTTTTGCGCTTCTTCGGCTGAACTACAACGGTGCGCTCTACTATTGTCGTATCGCGCATTATTAAGCGTTCTATGACAGTATCTCTGCGCAGACGGATGACAATGCCACTGCCTGAATTTGCGACGCTTAGAACGCTTGTTTTAGCACTGTCGCGCAAAGTGAAGCGGCGTATCAACCCGGCACTGTCGCACAGGTCAGGAAGCGTCAACTCCGTCAAGCTGCCAGCGGTCACGACTTGCCGGTCAGTGTGAACGACGGCGCTCGTGCGGATCACCTCCGCAGGTTTCCGGCAGCAGCCAAAAAGCAGTAGGCTAAATATGAGCGTACTCCTGTGTCGCATTGAAGGATGGGCAGGCTTTGGCTACTTTTGGGAAGTCACGATGGCCGAGGATTTTGGCGGATGGGTACTTAGATCGCCACTCATGCAGCGCCTGTGAGAGTGCGTCTTTTTGCCCCTGCGTGCGATTGTCAACTGGGTTGCCTCGGCTGTCAACCCCGCCGATGTAGCTGATATGGAGGCTCACCGAATTGTAACCGGCCACGCCGTTGCACACGGTGTCATCGGGTGCGAGCGTGATGACCTCTCCGTTGGGTTTGATGACCTTGTGGTATCCTGGTGACTTCCACTTCAGGTTTGTCCGCCAGTAGTTCTGAATCGAATCGATCGTCGTTGAGTGCGGTGTTGCGGTGCAGTGGACTACGAGGTATTTGATGTTTCGCATAATGCCTGATTAGGTCACAAAATTAAATATCATTCGCCTTCATTTTGCACCCCATCAGGTACGAATCAATGCACCTCCTACCACTTTACACCCTATCGGGTGCTTGTCGTCGTAAACGTCGCATCAATGACGCGGGTGTCTATCTTCTTGGTGTTAAGATGCATCAGCTTAAGCTTCATCCAGTATCCACCGAGCGGCTTCGGCGGCCTGCATCGCTCAACGTGAAAGCCTCCAACGCCGCCATCGTATTCTTCCTTATAGGTCGCAGTCCTGATCTGGTGCAGAGGCCGTTGTTTAATTATGTAGTCGTTGCGGTTCAGGTACGTGATGACGTTGATGTGGTGGTACAGCTCGTGAACGTGACCCTGCCAAGTACAGTCATAACCTTCTACCATCGCCATAATCCGCTGATCCTGGATGATGCCCTTGGTCACTGGGCCACCTCCGCCTGATCCGTGGTAGTAATGCATTGCAAAGCGCGTCCGGTGGTTCGCTTTAGGACTATGCGTGAAACCGAACAGGATTGCGCCGCCGTAGCCGCCAAGCTGAACGTCAGTGCCGCACTCGTGGTTTAGCAGCGTGACGAACATCTGCAAGGCGTCGAACTCGACATGGCGGATCACGCTTGTTTCGTGGTTGCCATAGCCAATCAGCGCGATGTGTTTGGCGTATGGCTTGAACCACTGCACCGCGTCGTTTACGACAGCTTGCAGGTAGTTGCCCTGGTTGTGTTCCGGTCGTATCTCATCCTTGCCCCTGCGTGGATCTCCGCGCCCCTGCATCAGGCAGAAGGTGTCACCGTTCATGATGATCTTTGCGCCTCTGCGCACGGCTTCGTCGAGGTGGCTCTTTAGCAGGTCGCGATCACACTTCGGGTTGTCCCAGTGCAGGTCGCTCACCAGCAGAAACTCCGCCTCCCTCCCTTCGCAGTCGAAGGTGTGAACATTCGCTGCGTGTCGGGTTATATTCATACTATTGGTTTGGTGTTGACTTCAGCAGCTTCATGATGCGCACTTCCAGTACCTCCGTGATCTTGACGCCTGAAAAGCCGACGATGAAGGCGAGGCCGTACTCGATGTTCGGCGCTTTAATGTTCAGGATGCCGATGATAACAGGCGCGATGTAGGTTGCGGATAACGTACCGCTAAGCACGGCGATCAGCTGCATTTTCCAATTCTTCATCTTAGGAGCCAGCAGTAGTGCGCCGAAGAAGCCAGCGATGGTCAGGCCGAGGTTGATGCCTATTGATTTGAGGAAGTCGATCATTGTTAATCTTCGTTTAGTGTGTTGTTCAAGTCGTCGCGCTCGGTGTAGTCCTTGCCGTACTGGTCATCCCATCCGAGGAAGGTATGCACGCCGACAGGCGGAGGCCAGCACTCATAGGGCAGGTAGTCGGCATTTGGCTCTGTATCCCAAAGGATGTCTACGCAGTAAGTTCCCTCTATTTCACCCAGCGGCACTGCGAAGCCTTGCGGCACTGGTAGCGCGGTGAATGTCGCCTCGTTGGGGAAGGCGTATTTTCTAAAGGTAGCCATTTATAGTCGGGTTAATTCGGCGAGTTGGGCATCGGTGAGGCGGGTGGTGTAGAGGGCAGCGGCGCGGATGCGAGCGTTCCATTGTTGTGTGTCTGCAGAATCTTCTCTTTTTCCAAAAAAAACTTCTTTTAATGCCGAAGGAAAAGTTCCTGCCGTCCCTGAAACTACTGCGCCTCCATCTAAACTTGCGAATAAAGTACCGCTAACACCGCTTTGCTGATACGCAAAGGCTACTTTATGATAACCAGCAGCAGGATTGCCTAAGGAAATATCTGTACTTTGAATTTGCGCTCTTAATGCGTTACTTGTGTAATATAAAAAAACTCTATTTGATTGAGTGCCGTCACTTAGACCAAAAAGCCTTCTTGTTGTTGAATCGCTTCGTATCTCAAACTCCGCATAAATCGTACCTTCGGTTTGGCCGATATACCCACTCACCCCCGACACTGTGCAAACCTCCGCGGCGCGGGTTGCAGAGCCTGTTGTCGTGGGGATGTACGAAGTCGGGATTGCGCCTGTTTCAAGTTGTGGTAATGCCGTAAGGAAGCCCTGCCCTGTTGATAAAGCCGCAGGTAATCGCATCAAATATGTTACAGGCGAACCCGAAGGCGATGCTCCTGTCGTTATTCGTACCGCCACCCGATACCATCCGTTGCCGTAATTCTCAACGCTACCTGTGCAACTTGTACTCGTGCCAAGCGTTACGCCTGATGAAGCGATATTGATGACTTGATTCCAAGCTGTTCCACCCCATTGTGCAATATTATTATACTCCATACTCGTGGCAAAATCAACGCCATCGTACTTGAAAAAGCGGCTAATGGTGTATGTTGTACTGCCTGCCAATGCGGATGTACTGCAATTTTGCCAAGCATATCGAATCGTACCACTCGCCTCATTCTTTGTAATTCTCGCGCTGTTAATGCTGACCGCAGGTGAATCGCTTACAGCCGTGTCGTATAGCACCCCTGCCGCCGAATTAAAGACCAACCCACTTGGCACTAAATTCTGCGCACTCGGCTCAATCAACCCCGCAGGGCAACCGCCTGTCACAGGGTAATCCAAGCGAAGCACTCCCGAAGCGACCGATTCAATCAAGCCACTCGCATTCACTCGCGTGGCGGTGGTCGCTCGCGTGAAGGTGAAGTCAGGCGGTGCGCCATCTCTCGCCACTCCAAGCATATCAACGCTCACAAAGCCACTCGCCGTTCGGATGACAGGCGTAGCAACACTACCCTTCTCCAACTGCGGAGATGCTATGCGAATCGTGTAGTTCAACACCTGACCGCTTGCTATGGCGTGTCCATAGCGCGTTCTAATTCTATCAGCACCGCCTGTGCCTGCAATTGGTCGTGTGACGCTATACCTTGTAAGATTTGATGTAATCGCCGATAAATCTAATGAAGTACCAGACACAAATGTTGTTCCTGAAACTTCTTGAATTTGATAGTTAGGACTAACTCCCGAAACCGAACCTGACAATAAAGACATATAGAAACTGGCCGTGTACGTCATCCCTGAGGCAAATAACAAATTACCGCTGACAGTTGAAGTCACAGGTTCAGGCCGCAAATTAAAATTACCCGAAGTCAATGCCGTGCCGCTTACCGTTACGTCAATGTAGTCCACCAACGTGCCATCAGCCGCAGTCGTCTGACCGCTCGCTGAATAGCCAATAGTAATCCCCAAAGGTGGGGCGACAACACTCCAAGTTGTAGGTGCTACCGAACCAGTCGCACCTGTCATCGTGTTGTTTTGGATGAAGTTGGTGCGGGTGTCAGGAAGTTGGTTTAGAACAACGCCATTGCGCGTCAGTTGCGGCACAACCAAAATGGAAGGCTGAACAACCGTGCGCTGTTGCACCTCCAACGCCCGCGCATCCAAGCAACTGCCCGCCGCTTCCTTTGTTGCGCCATCAGCAGTTGCGCGAATGGTAGCGTCAGCAGTGTTCTGCGCCAGCACGCCCGTGCGCCTCAATGCCTCGAAAGGCAATGCATATCCGTGCGCTAATGCCATCAGGAATAAGCAAATACGTTGCCGCCTGACACTGTGACCGCCGCCAACTTCAAGCCATTACGCGCGCGCACAATCATCCCTGTCATCACCGTGATGCCACTCAACCCCAAATAAGTCAGCGCGTTGTTGCCTTCGCTGTCGGTCAAAGTCGTGAAGCTCGTTGCGGCGTTCACCACAAGAAATTCAAACGCCTGAC